ATCCAGTACCTGACCACCACCGATCCGCCGCTGCTGACCGCCGCCCGCGCCGCCCAGGTGCTCGCCGGCGCCCGGCCCGATCCATCCTGACGGAGAGCTGACCCCATGACGGAAGCCTTCTATCACGGTCCCGAAGTGGTCGAGGTGTCGGACGGCATCCGGCCGATCCGCACCCCGGCCAGCGCCATCATCGGCCTGATCGGCACCGCGCCCGACGCGGATGCCGACGCATTCCCGCTCGACACGCCGATCCTCTTGCTGTCCACCCAGCAGCGCACGGCCGCCAAGCTGGGCGAGGCCGGCACGCTCAAGGCCGCCGTGGACGGCATCCTGGACCAGGGCGGTGCCACCATCGTGCTGGTGCGCGTCGAGGAGGGCGCGGACCAGGCCGCGACCTTGAGCAACCTGATCGGCGACCAGACGCTGCTGACCGGGGTGCATGCCTTCAGGGCCGCCCAGTCGGCCGTCGCCACGACGCCGCGCATCCTGGTCGCGCCGGGGTATACCGGCATCCGGCCGACCGGCGTGGACGCCATCGCCGTGGACGCCGGCGGCACGGGCTACGACGCGACCACCACGACGGTGACGATCACGCCGGCCGCCGGCGACACCACCGGCACCGGCGCCACCGCCACGGCCGTGGTGACCGACGGCACGGTGAGCGGCATCACGATCACCCGGCCGGGCATCGGCTACACCGCCGCGCCCACCGTCACCATCGCCGGCGACGGCACGGGGGCCACGGCCACGGCGACCATCGGCAGCGTCGCCAATCCGGTGGTGGCGGAGCTGCTGGGGATCGCCAGCGCCCTGCGCGCCGTCATCGTCGCCGACGGCCCGAACACGACCCTGGAGGCGGCCGCCACGTACCGGGGCGACTGGGGCAGCGACCGGGTCTACATCGTCGACCCCTTCGTGCAGGTCTGGGACGACGACGCCGACGGGGCGGTGGACCAGCCGGCCAGCGCCCGCGCCGCGGGCGTCATCAGCCGCATGGACCACGAGCGCGGCTTCTGGTGGAGCCCGTCGAACCAGGTCCTCAACGGCATCGTCGGCACCAGCCGGCCGGTGGGCTGGTCGGTCGGGGACACGTCGTCCGAGGCCAACTGGCTGAACGAACGCGAGATCACGACCATCATTCGGAGAGAAGGCTTCAGATTGTGGGGCAACCGCACCACCAGCGAGGACCCGCTGTGGGCCTTCCTGAGCGTGCGTCGCACGGCGGACATGGTCTACGACGCGGTCGAGGCCGCCTTCGTCTGGGCCATGGACCGACCGCTGTCGCCCCAGCTCGTGCTCGACATCCAGGAGAGCGTCAACGCCTACCTGCGCGGCCTCAAGGCGCGCGGCGCGATCCTGGGCGGTCGCTGCTGGCTGGATCCCGAGCTGAACACCCCCGACCGCCTGATGGCCGGGCACCTGACGCTCGACTTCGATCTGGAGCCGCCGGCGCCCATGGAGCGCCTGACGTTCCGCGCCCACCGCGAGGCCGGCTACTACACCGAGCTGGTCGAGGCCGTGATCCGCGAGGCGGCCTAACGTCTTTGATCGGCCCTTCGGGCCTCCGGGCCTTCGGCCCGCCGGCGCAGTCGCGCCGGCCGCCTGACGGAAGACGTCAGGCGGTATGACAGGAGAAAGACCTATGGCGACGATCGCCAAGAAGCTGAAGGCGTTCACCCTCTATGTGGATGGCTACGGGTATGGCGGCCGGGTCGAGGAGCTGACCCCGCCGAAAATGGTCGTCAAGACCGAGGAGTTCCGTGCCGGCGACATGGATGCGCCGGCCGACATCGACATGGGCCAGGAGTTGATGACGCTCGAAGCCATCCTGGGTGAGTACGACCCCGAGGTGTGGCGTCAATGGGGCCTGTCCGAGGGGACCGAGGTGGCGGTCACCCTGCGCGGATCGCAGGGTCATGGCGCCAACGAGGAGCCGGTCCTGCTGACCGCACGCGGCATGGTCAAAGAGAACGACCTGGGCTCCTGGAAGGCCGGCGACAGCAGCACCAACAAGCTGGTGCTGAGCTGCATCTACTACAGGGCCGAGGTTGCCGGCACCGAACTCTACGAGATCGACGTGCTGAACGCCGTGCGCAAGGTGGGCGGGACGGATGTTCTGGCGGCCCGCCGCCGCAACCTCGGGCTGGAGTGATGACCGATGGCTGAGACCAAGACCGATACCGCCGCGCCCGACGACGACACCCGCACGGTGGCGCTGCCCCGGCCCGTCGAGGTCGCGGGCATGGGGCGGATCACCGAACTGCGCCTGCGCGAGCCGGTGGCCCGCGACCTGTACGGCGTCTCGCTGCTGGATCTGGCGAACTCGCAGGTCGGCGCGCTGATGGCGATCGGCGCCCGCGTCCACACCCCGCGCCTGCCGCCCGACGTGTGGGGCGCGCTCGACCTCGCCAACACCCTGGCGATCACCGGCGTGGTCGGGGGTTTTTTCGCCGACGCGGCCGGGACGATGGGCCTGGACCTGGACGCCCTGACGGCGGGGGCGGAGAGCCCGTCGAGCAGGTCGAGGACCTGATGGCCGACGTCGCCGCCTGCTGGTCCTGGCCGCTGGGCGAGCTGGAACGCCTGACCCTGTGGGACCTGGTGGATTGGCGCGACCGGGCCATGGCGCGCCGAGCCTGGCCGGTGCCGGTGGTGTGGGTGAAAGGGTGAGGTTTTTGTTTTCTCGCCGCAGCCCCGCCGTCGCTGCGCTTGGCGGGGCGCGGCTCCGGCCCTTCGGGCCGCCGGGCCAGTCGGCCCGGCCGGCCGCCTCCGGCGGCCGGAGAGCGACCTGAAGGGGAGTGGCAATACCGGCGCGACGGCGCCGGCGCCGCGAAGCGCCGTGAGGACCGAAGGTCCGAACTGGCGCGATAGGAACAAAAACCATGTCCTCCGACCTCAATCTCGCCCTGACGATCCGCCTGATGGACCGCGCCACCGCGCCGCTGCGGGGCATCGGCCAGGCCATGCGCGGGTTCGGGCGCCAGACGCGGGACCTGTCCGGCGACCTCGACCGCCTGAAGCAGCAGCAGGGCGCCATCACGGCGTTCCGCCAGCTCAAGGAGCGCCTGGACCAGGCCGGCACGGCGATGACCGCCGCCAAGACCCGCGCCGAGGGCCTGGGGCGGGAGCTGGGCCAGACCCGGCGGCGCGCCGATGCCCTGCGCGGCGAACTGACCGCCGCCGAAGCCGAGGTGGACCGCCTGGGCCGAGAGATGGCGGCCACCGAAGCGCCGACGGAGGAGATGGCGGCCGCGTTCAAGGCCGCGGAAGCCCGCGCCGAGGCCCTGCGCACCGAACTGTCCCGGACCGACGACGCGGCGGAGAAGCTGGACGCCCGCCTGGGCGACGCCCGGGTCGCGGCCCGCCGCGCGGCCGACGGCCACCGCACGCTGGCGGAGCGCACCGAGCGCGCGCGGCGCGAACTGCGCGACCTCGACCTGTCGGCCGACCGCCTGGCCGACGCCCAGCGCCGGGTGACGCGCGAGACCCGCGCCGCCACCGAGGCCCTGGCGCGCCAGGCCGATCAGGCCGCCGCCGCCCAGCGCCGCACCGAGGCCCTGGCCCGCGCCCGCGAGCGCATGCAGAGGACCGCCCTGGCCGCCGCCGGCGTCGGTGCGGCGGGGTATGGCATGATGCACGCCGGCCGGGTCGGGCTCGGATGGGTCAAGCCCGCCATGGAGGCGGATCATGCCTGGACGGCCCTCGGTCTGGTCGCGGGCGCCACGGCGGACGAACTCGACCACATGCGGGACCGGGTGCGGGACATCGCCGCCGCCACCAACCAGGACGCGACCGCCTTGCGCGAGGCCCTGGGGTTCCTCATCGGCAAGGGGCTGTCGCCCGGCGACGCCCTGGCGGTGCTCGACCGGGTCGGCCGGGCCGCCACGGCGACCGGCGCCGACATGGCGGACATGGGCGCGCTCACCTTCGCCGCCATGGACACGCTGCTGGTCGCCGCCGGGGACGTCGGCCGGGCGCACGACATCATGGCGCGGGCCGGCGACCTGGGCGGCTTCGAACTGCGCGACATGGCGCGCACCTTCCCGCAGTTGACCGCGAACGCCCGCGCGCTGGGCCTGACCGGGACGAAGGCCATCGCGACCCTGTCGGCGGCCCTGCAGGTGGCCGTCAAGGGCGCCTCAGGTCCCGAGGACGCCGCCACCAATCTGGCGAACTTCCTGCAGAAGGCCACCGCCCCGGAGACAGTGCGGAACTTCGAGAAGTTCGGCATCGACATCAAGGCCGCCCTCCGCGAGGCGGTGCTGCGGGGCGAGAACCCGTTCGACGCCCTGCTGGCGCAGATCGCCCAGGCCACGGGCGCGGACCTGGAACAGGAGATGTCGAAGGCCATCGCCGCCGGCGCCGACCCGCGCATGGCGGCCGACGCACTGGCCCGGAAGTTCGAACTGGGCGAGCTGTTCGGCGACATGCAGGTCCTGAACTTCCTCGCGCCCATGCTCGCCAACATGGAGGAGTTCCGCCGCATCCGGGCCGAGGCCCTGGGCGCCGACGGGGTGGTGGACCGGAAGTTCGCCATCATGAGGAACACCGACGAGGAACGGTGGAAGGCCCTGCTGATCGCTGCCGATGCCCTCAAGGAAACGACTGGCGGCGCCCTGTCGCCCGCGCTCGGGCAGGTGGCCGACGCGATGACGCGGGTGGTCAGAGGGACCATCAAGTGGACCGAGAAGAACCCCGAGCTGGTCGCCTCCCTCGGCACGGTGGCCGCGTGGACGGCGGCGGGCGCGGTGGGGATCGGCGGGCTGATGACCGCCGCCGGCGCGGTGCTGGTGCCGCTGGCCGTGCTGCGCTGGTCCATGACCACGCTGGGCCTGAAGGCCGGCCTGCTGGGCACGGCGATGCGCGGGGTCGCCGCCGCCGGGCCGCTGGTGGCCGGGGCGTTCCGGGTCATGAGCGCGGCCCTGGTCGCCACGCCGATCGGCTGGGTCCTGCTGCTGGCCGCCGCCCTGGCCGGCATCGTGTACGCGATCTACCGGAACTGGGACGGGATCGGCGAATGGTTCCAGGGCAAATGGGACCGGATCAAGGCCGCGTTCGACGACGGTCTGCTGAACGGCATCCTGGCCCTGCTGGAGGAGTTCAATCCCGTCACCCTGCTGGCCGAGGCCATCAACGGCATGATCGACTGGCTGTTCGGCGTCGACCTGTTCGAGATCGGCAAGGCATGGATGGACCAGTTGCGCGCGGGCTTCGCGGCGGTCCTGGACGACATCAAGGCCTGGTTCGGGCGTCGCATCGCGGACATCGTGGGCATCCTGCCCGACTGGCTGCAGGAACACCTGGGCGTCGACCCGGCCAAGACGGCGACCGACGACACGCCCCCCGTGCCGCGCGACCGGCGCGGGCGGCGCATCCTCCCGGGGTCCGTCGCCGCCGCCGCCCTGGGGACCAGCCTGGCGGCGGGCGGGGCGGCCGCCGCCGCCGCCGCCGCGCCGGACACCCTCGGGCGCGACCCGGCCGCCATCGCCGCCGCGTTCGGACCCCCAGCCTCGGCGGCGTCCGCGGGCGCCCCCGTCGCCGATCCCTTCGCCACCCACGCCCTGCTGGATCGCCTGGGCGCCGCCGGCGACGGCGTGGCGGCCGCCGCACCGCCGCCGGTCGATGTGCCCGTGATCCCTGCCGTGCCCGCCGGCGGCCCTCCGCCGGCCCAGCCGGTCGTGACCATCAACGAAGGCGACCGCGACGAGACGCGGTCCGTCTCCATCGTCAACCACAACACCATCACCGTCCCGCCCGGCACGGACGTCCAGGGCCTGGCCCGTGCGATGGCGGCGGAGCTGGCGCGACAGCAGCGCGGAGCCCTGCATGACCTCGACTGACGTGCTGCTGGGCCTGGGCGACGACATCCGCTTCAGCATCGCCACCGCCGCCCACCAGACCCTGCGCCGGCGCGCCGAATACCGCTGGCCCCAGCAGGACCGCCTGGCCGTGCGGCCAGCGCGGCAGTGGCTCGGCCCCGGCGCCGAGACCCTGACGCTGGACGGCGTCATCCACCCCCTGGACGTGCGCCTGTACCCCGCCGGCGACGGCTGGGACCAGGTCCCGCGCCTGCGCGCCGTGGCGGCCGCGGGGGCGCCGCTGCTGCTGGTCTCGGGCCTGGGCGAGGTCCTCGGCTGGTGGTGCGTGACCGAGGTCGAGGAGACCCAGGCCGTCGGCTGGCGCGGCACGGCCCGCCGGATCGAGTTCCGGCTGGAACTCGCCCACTACGGCAGCGAGGGGCCATCATGATCGAACTGCGCAGCCAGCAAGGGGAGACCGTGGACCTGATCTGCCGCCGCGCCTATGGCCGCGAGACGGCGGAGAACCTGGCGGCCGTGCTGGACCTGAACCGGGGCCTCGCGGCCCTCGGCCCGGTCCTGCCCACGGGCACGCTTGTCCGCCTGCCCGATCCGCCGGCGGACCCGCCGCGCGTCGCTGTCGTCCGGCTGTGGGACTGAGACCGTCATGACCGGACCCCTCGACCGCCCCCGCTGGACCCCCGACTGGCGCCTCTCCGTCGCCGGCCAGGACATCACGCCCCGGGTGCGGCCGGTGCTGGTGTCGCTGAGCGTCACCGACCACCTGAAGGCCGACAGCGACGAGCTGGAGCTGCGCCTGGACTGGCGCGACCGCGCCGTCGCCGTGCCGCCGCGTGGTGCCGCCCTGCGCGTCGCCCTGGGCTGGCGCGAGACCGGGCTGGTGGACATGCCGGCGTTCGTGGTCGATGAGGTGCAGCACGGCAACGAGGGCCAGGGCCTGGCCATGACCATCCGGGGCCGCGCCGCCGACCTGCGCGGCCCGTTGCGCGCCCCCCGCTCGCGCTCGTTCGGCGCGCCCACCCTGGGCGCCCTGGTCGCGCGCGTCGCCGCCGATCACGGGCTGACCCCGGTGGTGGCGCCGGACCTGGCCGGCGTGGCGGTGGGCCACGTGGACCAGGCCGCCGAGTCGGACCTGCACCTGGTCACCCGCCACGCCCGCGCCGTGGGCGGCGCCGTCAAGGTGGCCGACGGCCGCCTGGTGGTCGCGCGCGTGGGGTCGGGGGTGACGGCCGCCACCGGCCGGGCGCTGCCGGCGGAGGTGGTGCGCCACGACGAGGCCCTGACCTGGTGGGTCACCAGCCAGGACCGCGAGAGGGCGGCCAGCGTGGCCGCGCCCCGCCACGACCTGGACGCGGGCCGCGCCGCCTGGGAGGTGGTGCTGAGCGACGGCGCCGGGCCGCCGGTGGAGCTGCGCGTCACCGCCGCCGGGCCGGCGCAGGCCGTGGCCCGCGCCGACGGGACGGCGCGGGAGACCGTGCGGGAACGCGACACCCTGCGCCTGACGCTGGAGGGCCGGCCGACCCTGCTGGCCGGTGGCGATCTGATGCTGGACGGGTTCGGCGCGGACGCGGACCGTCGCTGGGCCATCCAGAGCGTGACGCACCGCCTCGACGCGGTGGGGTTCCGGTCGGAGGTCGAGGCGGACACCCCGGCGCCGGCCGCCACCCCGGCCGGATCGGTGCCGCGCTCGCCGGGCGCGGCCGCCGTCCCCGGCTGGCGTGTGGTCGAGACCGCCGACGGCGTCGCCGTGGTCTGGGCCGGAGACGGCGGCGCATGAGGGGGTCAGCGCCGCGCCACCCGGCAGAAGTCGCGCGCGTACTCCTGGGCGGTCTCGTCCTCGCAGTACCCGGCGATGAGCTGGCGGCCCACCGGATGCTTCACCGTCGGCGTCGTCAGGTTCAGGAAGTGTGCGGCGGTCATGATGGCGTCGTAGTTGATCCTCTCCATCGTCGTCCGGTCCATGACCAGGTCGAGGCTCCGGGTCATGCCGTCGTGGCCGTAGACATCCACCGTGGGGGTGGTGACCTCCAGCCGTACGCCGGCGACGTCCGGGTGCTTGTCCGGATGGGTGGCGATGAACCGGGCGATCCGCCTCATGTCCAGCCCCAGCTTGGTGACGTCCATGGAGCGACTGAAGCCTTCACTGACGGTCTCGACCACCAGCACGATCCCCCGGTCGGTCGCCTCCTCGCGGACGACGAAATCCGGGTTGAGGTCGGCGACGCTCTGCGGGTCTTCCCCGCAGGCGGCCAGCAGCACGGCGCCGGCCAGGACGACAAGACGGGTGCGCATGACGGCATCTCCCAGGTGTGGACCTGCTCCGGATCGTGCCACACGCCACCCTGCGGCTCATGCCAATTCCACGCCCGTCGATTGACAGTCCCCCGAATGCGCGGACACGCGGCGGGGGCCGGGGTGCGCCAACACCCCGAACCGGGAGGTATCAGCTCCCCCACGCCCACGTCGGCCGCGCATGGACGCGGCCCGCCGGCCCCGATCAGGGCGCGAGGGAGTCCCCATGTCCGACGCCATGGAGTCAATGCGGTGCGGTCAGTGCCGCCGAAAGCTGGCGGAACTCCTGGAGTTCCGGTACGGTACCGTTCGGATCAAGTGCCCCCGCTGCGGGGCCGTCACCATCCAGCGGGCCGTCGAGTCCCCTCCCCAGCGCGCCGCCGAGCGTCCGGCCGATGGAGAGAGCCCATGCCCCAGGGCAAGGGAACGCCCCGCACCCCGATCGCCGTCCTGCGGTTCGGCAAGCACCGCATCCCCATGACCCCCGACGAGGCGGCCGCGCTGGAAGACCGCCTGCGCGCCTGGCTCGACGCCCGCGGCATCCCGTACGGCTTCGTGCGCGCCCTGCTGGCGGGGGACGCCTGA